ATAGCACAGGTGCTTTTATTCAACATAGAGCCAACTTACCTTTAGTGTTTGCTACAAACGATACAGAAAGAATGCGTATAGATAATTCAGGACGAGTTGGTATCGGAACTCAAAGTTTAACTTCAGGATTACATTTACATCGTGCAGCTGGTGAATCATATTTATCAGTAACAAACACAGCAAATGACCAACTTTTAGAAATAGGTAATGCCTTTAGTTTATATTCTGGTGCTAATGGTTCACATAGTGCAGTTGCTTCAAACGCAACATTAGTCTTTGCTACTGCTGATGCAGAAAGAATGCGTCTTACTTCTTCAGGACATGTCCTTTTAGGAACTTCAACCAATCAAGGTGTAGGTGGTATATCTTTTCAACATGGGTCAACAGGTATAAACATACAACAAAATATGGATGGTACTTCTGCTGGAGCTGAATTATATGTATTTAGAAGAAACAGTACACAGATTGGCTCTATTAATCAAAGCTCAACTAATGCTGTAACCTATAACACATCATCTGATGCAAGACTTAAAGACGTTACAGGTGCATCAAGAGGTTTAGATGTAATCAATAATCTTAACCCAGTTGCTTATAACTGGAAAGCTGATAACCATGCAGACGAAGGATTGATAGCACAAGAAGTTGAAAAGCTAGTACCAAATGCAGTAAATCAAGGCGAAGATGGTTACTACTCAATGGATTATAGTAAACTTGTTACACATCTTGTTAAAGGAATGCAAGAACAACAAGAACAAATAGAAAAACTTAAAAAAGATTCACATAGTCCAAAAGGACTAGAGGATATGGACGGCTATAGTGATTTAATAGATACTATTGAAACATTACGAGCTGAAATTGCAAATTTAAAAGGAGAATAATATGGCAATAGGATATACTTGGGATGTTTCAACAGTTGATACATACCCTACAAAAGATAGTAAAAGTGATGTAGTCTACAACGTACATTGGAGACTTACAGCAACTGATGATACTAATAAGGATAGTGACGGTAATAACTGGGCTGCTACTTCTTATGGTTCACAAGGTGTTGACACTTCAGACCTTTCAAGCTTTACAGCTTTTGCAGATTTAAAAGCTAGTGATGTTCAAGGTTGGGTTGAAGCTGCTTTAGGTGCTGACGAAGTTACAGCTTTAAAAGCTGGATTAGATGCACAGATAGCTGAGAAGATTACACCTACATCCGTTACTAAAACAATCGGTTAATAAGCTATGGAACTGACACCATATTTGTTTTGGAACATCTTCATAACATTGGTGTTAGCTCCGGTGCTTTACGGTATTCGTAGAAACGAAGCCGAAGCAAAAAGAATAGACATACTTTTAAATAAGACTCGTGAAGAGATTGCAAAAGACTATGTCACCAAACAAGAAGTAAAAGAAGGAATGAATGTCTTAATGGATAGATTAGAAAAACTACATGAAAAGGTTGACAAACTCTTTGAGGTAAAATAATGGGAAAGAAAAAGAATAGAAAACAATATAAACAAAAAGTTACTACTGATAAGAGAGTAGATATGCGTACTGGTGGACGAGTAAAAGCTCAACGTGGTGGATTAACTGACCATAGAGCAAGAGGTCCTAATTTACAAGTAAATTTAAAACCGACACCTCCAAAAAGTGTAGGTAGACCAGTAGCACCTCCAAAACAACCACCATTAGAAAAAGTTCAACCTTTACCAGTTAATGATGGACCTGTAGTAGGTAGACCAGTACCACCAATATCAATAGGTGGACCGGGTGGAGATATAGTAAGAGGAGGTCCAGTAGGACCGGGTGTACCTTTTAATCCGGGTGGAACACAAACAACTGTTACAAGTACAACAGAACAAAATGGTGATGATTTAAATGATGATTATTATGATTATGATGATACAGATGATACAGGAACAGGTGATGATGATACAGGAACAGGTGATGATGATACTGGAACAGGTGATGATACTACAAATGAAGATTCACAGACATCAGAAGAAGAAACTCAAACACCTAGTTTTGCTAGACAATCTGCAGAGGCTGCAGCAAGAGGTGAAGTTCCTAAAGCTGCACAATTACCTGATGCAGTTCAAATGGGTATAGACCCTGAAACAGGAGAGCCTATAAGAGAACAACAAATCATAAAAATGGCAGAGCCTACAACTGTAGGACAAAGACAAGCTGAACCAGTTGGACCAGAAGCAGTTAGAGAAGGAACTACTACTACAGCAACAACTCCGGCAGAAAGAGAAGCAGCTAAATATGATGCTTTTGTAAGTGATGAAGTTGCTGATGTCCAAGCTGCAAGAGAAAGAGAAGCAAGACGTATAGAAGACGTAGCTCCCGGTGAAATAACAGCAGGTGTTAAATTTGCAACTGTTGATGAATTACAAGCTGAAGCTGCAGAAGCTACAAGAGTTGATGATGTTTTAGGACCAGATAATGATTACTTAGTAAAAGAAGTAGATGGAGATGACCCAACTGTTAATATAACTCCTGATGCTGAAAGACAAGAAAGACAAACAATATTAGGTGAAGCTGCTCCTGATGGTGTTGCTGCTGCTATTAATGAAACAGTAGGTTATAAAGCTGCTAAACAAAGACCAGTAAAAGGTAAAGCTGCTCAAGGTGCTGCTGCAGATATGTTAAAAGTAGTCGGTGACTTACCACCAGAGATAGCTGCTGCAGTTGTACAAGACCCTGCAACAGTTCAAGCTCAAATAGATAATCAACCTGTAGAAGTACAAGCTGCTGTTGCTGCTTTGCCTCAAGAAGCTTTAGTATCATCACAAATGGAAACATTACTAGGTGGTATGGAAGATGGTGAAATACCTAGATGGGCAAGACCAGCAGTTGATACAGTTAATCAAGCTATGGCTGCTAGAGGTATTGCTGTTTCTACTGTAGGTAGAGATGCATTGTTTAATGCTATTGTACAAAGTGCTTTACCAATGGCACAAAGTAATGCACAAGCTTTACAGCAAAGAGCAGCTCAAAACTTAAGTAATGAACAACAAGCAAACTTACAACAAGCTACACAACAACAACAATTAAGATTACAAAACTTATCTAATAGACAAACTGCTGCAAGTCAAACAGCTCAAATGTCTCAACAGATGAGAGTTATGCAAAGTCAGTTTGACCAACAAGCTGTGATGACAACTGCTGAACAACAACAGCAAACAAGACTAGCTAACTTACAAAATGAACAACAAGCTGCTTTAGTACGTTCTCAAAATCAACAACAAGTAAATATGCAAGAACTTGGTAATGAGCAACAACTAAATATGGCAGAGCTTCAAATAGAAGCACAAGTTGAAGGAGCTAATCAAGCTGCAGTTAATCAAAAACGTATATTAGAAATGCAAACTGCTGCTGATTTTCTTGCTAAAAATGAAGGATTTAAACAGCAGATGGAACTTGCTAATTTAAGTAATGAACAACAAATGAGATTAGCTAATTTATCTTCTCGTAATTTAGCTGCTAGTGAATTATTAAGTAATGCTGAAAAAACAGAACTTGCAAATCTTAATAAAACTTTACAGACTAATCAGCTCCAAGCACAGTTAGCTAATCAAATGGGATTAGCTCAACTTAATGTTGACCAACAATCAGCTATACAAAATGCTACAACTAAGGCTAATATGGATATGGCTAAGTTTTCAGCAGCTCAACAAGTTGAATTAGCTAATAGTAAGTTTATGCAAACTGTAGCTCTTACAGATATGAATGCAGAACAACAAGCTATTATGCAGAATGCTACAGCTATGGCTTCAATGGATTTAGCAAACTTAGGAACAAGAGAAAGATTAGCTGTACAAAATGCTAAAAACTTTTTAACTATGGATATGGCTAACATGAATAATGAGCAACAAGCTAATATGATGAGAGCACAGCAAGAACAGCAAAGAATATTATCTGCTGAAGCTGCTGAAAATGCATCAAGACAATTTAATGCTACTAATGAACAACAACGAGACCAGTTTATGATGAGTCTATCTGCTCAAATGGAACAGTATAATACTACTCAATTAAATTCAATGGAGCAGTTTAATGCTACACAAACTAATGCAGCAGCAGCTAGAGATGCTAATAGAGCTGCTGATGTTGAAAAGTTTAATACACAGTTAGCAACACAGATAGACCAATTTAATTCTAATCAAGATTTTGCAAGAAATCAATGGAATGCACAGAACCAAGCAGTAGTAGAACAATCTAATACTCAATGGAGAAGACAAGTTAATACTGCTAATACTGCAATGCAAAATCAAATTAATGCACAAAATGCACAGAATGCTTTTGCTATGTCACAAACAGCACAATCATTCTTATGGCAAGAATTAAGAGACCAAGCTGATTATGATTTTAGGTCAAGTGAAAATGAAAAGAATAGAATATCAGCATTAGTAAACACAGCGTTAGCTTCAGACCCTTCTAAGTATGGTTCTGGTCTAACTGCTATTAAATCATTAATAACATTATTAACTGGTGGAACAGGAAGTTAAGGTATAGATTATGGGATTATTTAAAAAATTAAAGAAAGCTTTTAAAAAGATTACTAGCAAAGTAAAAAAGGTAGTTAAGAAAGTAGTTAAAGGAGTTAAGAAAGTAGTCAAGAAAATTGGCTCTAGTAAAATTCTTAAAGCTATTGCTATTGCTGGAGCTGCCATAGTCACGGGAGGTGCTGCTATTGGAGCATTTACTGGAGGAACTGCTACTGGATTTGGTGGTTGGTTAATGAATGCTAGTAATACTATAAGTAGTGGTGCACTATTTGGTAGTGCTGCTGGTAAATCAGGAGCTGCTAAATTTTTTACACAAGCAGGTAATTTTCTTACAAAAACTGCTGCTAAACCTTTTGCTTCTGTTGGTAGTAGTGCAGGTAATATTGCAAGAGGAGTTACAGATTTTACAGGTTTAACTAAATCTGTAACAGATACTGGAGTTGAAAAAGGATTATTTGGAAGTCCAAAAGGATTTGTAACAAGTGATGAACAAGCTAAAAATATTTTATCTAGGACTGGTATGAGTGAATCAGATATTGCACAATTAACAGCAGAAGGTTCTTCAGCTTTACAAGGAGCAGCCCAAACATATGTAGATACACAAGGAGGAGTAGGTACATTTACTATGGCAGATGTAGATGCTGCTAGAGGAACTACTTCTGATGCTATAGTAGGAACTACTGTAAAAGGTTCACAATCAACAGGACTAACAGGACTTCGTGAATTTGGTAGAACTGTAGGAACTAGCGTAGCAACAAATGTAGCAACAGGAGCAATTATGGCTAAAATTACTGAGACTGACCCAACTGGAACATCAGTAGGTGCAGGTGGTCAAGAAAGAGCCGGTGCTTTTGACCCACTAAGAATATATGCTTCTGAAAATAATATTAATGTAAGTGATATTTATAATCAAGCTTTATATGGTAATGCTGACCCAAGTAGTATGTATGGTTCACAGTTATATAGTCAAGAAACAGTAGGAGTAGCATAATGGGAAAACCAAATAGACAAGTAAGACCTATAATATCTGATAACATAAGTGAGGCTGCAGGTCTAGCAGTTCTTGATGGTTTAGATGCTGGATTTGATATAGAAGATATTGCACCTGATAAAGGTACTAAGATAAGAGGTGAAGCTAGATTTAGTCAAAAAGGTTTAGATGAGCTTACTAATTTATCAGGACAAGGTAGACCTATTCCGGGACAAAGTTTAACTAATAGTCCTGAGAGTGCATATCCTTGGGAAAGTCCTCCAACACTTACTAATCCTCGTGAAGCTTTAGATGTTATTGTAGCTGAGATAATGCAACCAGAAGCTGTAAAGAATATTGTAAATGCTTTAGCTAATGGTGCTGCAGTAGGTGATATAGGTAGTGCTATATTATATGCTAAGTTTACTGAAGGAGATATTAGTGTTGATAATATGATGTTACTAGCAGAACCTGTTATGTATACTATTATGGCTATAGGTGAAGAAGCAAACATTAAATATAATATTGAAGGTAATGATTTAGATGAGTTTGATGAGGAAGATGAAGCTGAAGAAATGACTAATAAAATTAATGAATTTAGAACTGCTGTTTCTGACATTAAAAATCAAACTACAAAAAAATTAAAACCAACAGTAGATGAAAATGTAGTACCTAGAAATATATTAGATAAGGTAAAAGAACAAGGTCCAGAGATTAGAAGTTTATTAACTAAAGGAGAAGCATAATGGCACAAGAATTTGAAAGTCAATTTAAACCAATAGTAAGTGGTTCAGATTATTTATCTGGTTCAGAGTTTGGTCAAGTTGCTGGTGCTTTACTAGCTAGAAGAGATAAAGAAGATAAGAAACAAGCTAAGAGAGCTTTGGTAGCTTCTGCTGTATTAGAAAGTTTAGGTGTACTACAACGTAATCAAAAACAAGGTGTTATAGATTCTATCAATGAAACTAATGAAAAGTATTCTGATATATTTGAAAATAATAAAGATATTTTTATTAGTAAAAATAAAGAAAGAAATGAATTTTTAAGTTATAAAGAAAACCCTGATGCATATATAGAAAAAAAAGCTATAGAATTTTTTAATAATGATACAGAATTACAAGCTAAATTAGGAGTTAATCCTTATTCTAATATTAGTAGGTCTAATTTAAGTTCTGATAGTTATAATAGTGCTATGGATGTTTTAGAAGAAAAAAGAATATTAGCTAAAAAATATATAGAGGCTCAAGGTCAAAATCCAGCAGTTTATATACAAACATTTACAAAATTTAATGCACCGGCAAAAGAAGCATACAAAGCTGCATTAGCTGCTGTTGAAGATGACCCAACTAAAAAAGGATTAGTTAGAGCTGCTTTTAATAAAGTTTTTGGTACAGGAGAAGAAAAAAAAGCTAATTTATTAATTGAATTAGAAAAAGCTGAAACTAAAAGAAAATTACAAGATGAAAAAATACCTTATTTTGATACAGTTAAAGGTAAAGAAGAATTAATAAATAGAGAAGTTCAAAAAGGTGAAGAAGAAGTAAAAAAAGATAGTTTTTTATATGAAACAAAAAGTATGAAATTAACTAAAGATAATGAAGCTATTTTAAAATATATAGAAGATGCACAATTTAAAGATATAATGGAAGGCTCAAAAGAAGCACAAGAATTAGAAGATAATATTATTTCTGCGTATAGAAAAGGTTTAACAGTTAGTAAAATAAAAGAACTTGATGAAATACAAGAAAATAATTTATCAGATTTTGTTTCTACATTTGTTAAAGTAGAACGTATCAGAGAAGATGCTCCTGATATGGACCCAACAGATTTCTTAACAGTTAAAGAAAGAGATTTATATGATTTAGGTATGGGTATAACTAGAGATGAAATAAATGCCGTAGAAGAAATAAGAAACAAAGAAAATAGATTAGAAGTTGTTTCTCAAATTAATTCAATAATAGGTCAAGAAACTGATGTTAGTAAAAAACTTTCTATGATAGATGGTAACTTTGGTACAGATGGTACGGATGCTACAGGTTTATCTAGTGTTTATGTTAGTAATGTTATAAGAGCTAAAACACATCTTATGAACAAATATGATATGGATGATATAGAAGCTTTAAAAACTGCAATGGATATGCAATTAGAAGGAGTTTCTATAGGAGCCGGAGGTTCTAAAGAAGATTATAATAGAGGTTGGATTGCAAGACAATTTACTACTCAAACTCCTACTCATGGCATTGAATATGTTAATCCAGATGTAGAGAATTTACCAATCATACCAGATAATGCTAATATTCATGCTCAAAATTTAAATCAATATAAATATTTACAAAACAGAAAGTATAAAGATGATGAAGGAAATAAACAAACTTTAAGACCTGATAAAGTTGGTAAAGAATATAATGTAGACGATGAAGACTTTACAGTTTCATTTGTAGTTAAAGAAATAAAAGATGCCCAAGGTAGAACTACTTTAAAATGGGTTCCATCAGTAACTTATAAATAAGGATTAACCTACATGCCTACTACATTTGGAGACCTTAGTAAATACAAACAAAATACTAACGCATTTACTGTGTCTAGTTATGTTCCTCAACAAAAATACACTCTTACTGATTTAAGAAAAGATGAAGAATTTAATAAAGTAACAGAAAGATTTTTAACATCTTTAGGAGAAGGAGAAACTGTTGGAGATTTATTTGGTTATTTTAGAGGAGCTGATTATAATTTAGCTGATGCTACTAAAATGGTTTTTGATAGTGGTAAATTTACTAACCAACAAAAAACAGATTATCAGTATCTACGTAGTAAATTTGATAATGCAGATATAGGTGGTTTTGGTGAATGGGTTCGTGCAGGTGCTAATGTTACTAAAGAAATTATAACAGACCCTACTATGATAGCTAGTGCTTTATTTATTCCTTGGACTGGAGGAACTTCTGCTGCAGCTCGTATAGCTTCTGGTAAAGCTGTACAGTCTAGTTTAAAAAAATTAGCTAATAAAGAAATAGCTGAAGGTGTTGCTAAAGGAGTAGCTAAACTTCCCGGTCAAAAAATAAAAACTCCTATGAGTAAAAATGCTAAAACTGTTGCTGCTAGTACAGAAGGTTTTATCTATGGTAGTACTGCAAACTTTACTAAACAACATGCAGATGTAAATACTGATAGAAGAGAAGAAGTAAGTCCTGAAGAAAGTTTAACCATGGGAGCTGTAACTGCAGCTATTCCTGCTGTTTTAAGAGGAGCTGGTGCAGGATATACAAAGTTTAATAAATCTATAGCTGATAGAAGAGCTGCAAGAATTGATGGTAACGAAGATTATAAGTTAGGTACTATTGATAAAGTAATAGAAAAAAAAGATGCTATAGTAGACTACGTTACGCCTAATATGAGAAAACTTACAGGTTTTGTAAATAAACCTACTGCTTTATTATTAGATAAAATGGAAGCTTCTCCTACACTTAACAAACTTGTAAAGTATTTTAGATATGATGCAGCTAGAAGTATAACTGCAAAAGATTATGATATAGCTAAAAAAGTTTCAAACAGAAGTTTTTATGAAGATGTCAACTCTTTAATAGGTTTTAGAAGTGAACAGTTAAGAGCTATTTTAGACCCATTAAAAACTAAAGGCACAGTTACAGTTCCTAAATTAGGTTCAAGAGATTCATTTTTTAAAATTCCATTTAAAGATGCTCCTAAAGCAGAAAGACAAAGTTTTTTTCAACGTCAAAGAATTGCAGACAATGTTAATAATGCATTAGCTTACTATTTAAGAACAGGTAGGAAAACTGTTACAGTTGATGGAAGACAAATTAAATTAGAAAAAGCTTTTAACTTAACAGATAAAACAACAGACGATGTAATAACAGCCGGTCAAAGTATTAAAAAACTAATGACTGAAATTAGAAACGATGCAAAGAGAGAAGGTTTAGAAATTGGTTTAATAAAAAATTATTTACCTAGAGGTTTTTCTTATGGAGAGGTTAAGACTGAAATAAAAAATTTGGATAAAGGTATAGAAGGTAAGTTAGTTAAAGAGTTAAAAGCTAAAGAAGGTTTAAAAACTAATAATGAAGTTAGAGAGTTATTAGAAGAAATAATTAATCCTTCTACAGTAACTGGTAAAAGCTATACTGAATTAGCAACTATTGGTAAAGGAGCTACCAGAGGAGCATATTTTTCAAAACGTACTCCCGGTTTAACAAAAGAAAGAACTCTTAAAAATATAGATGAAAATAATATTGTTGATTATTTAGATAACAATGTTGAAAATTTATTAAATGATTATATACACCAATCTTCTAGTTTTATTCAAAGAAAGGCTGGGCTAGGAGAAGACTTAGATGAGTTTGTAAAAAGATTTATTAATCCTATAAAAGAAGAATTAGCTGCTAAAGGTAAAAAACTTACATCAGAAGAATACAAAAGATTAGAAGATATTTACTTAGTTACTACTGGTCAAGTTCAACAAATAGATAATGTTATTGGTAGAACTTTATCAGATATTGCTGTTGTCGGAAATCAATTAGCTTTACTGCCTCTTGCTACTATAACCAGTTTATCAGAAGTAGCTGTTCCTTTAGTTAGAGGAGCAGGTAAAAAAACTTTTCAAAAAGGTAAAACAGAGTCTGGTGTAGATAAAGGAGGAATAAGAATACTCTGGGAAACTGCAGGAGACTACAGAAAGATGTGGTGGAATGATGTAGTTAAAAAAGATATTGCAGATGCTAGACCAGAATCTTTAAAAGAGTTAAACAGATTTAACAGAGCTATGAATAGAGCTGGAGAAGACAGGTCTCTTGCTATGTATGGTCAAGGTTTTGGAAGACGTGCAACTCAAGCACAAAATAAATTCTTTAAAATAAATTTTCTACATGATTGGACAAGATTTGTACAGCTTACAAGTTTTAATGTTGGTAAAGCTAAGATATATGAAAACTTACATGAACTTGCTACAAATAAAAGTATTTCTGCAAAAAGAAAAATAAGACTTACTAACGAATTAAAAGAATTAGGTGTAGATGTAATATCCGGTAAAAGATGGGTTCAATCTGGAGGTAAAGCTTCTGGTAAATTTTATGATGAAAACTTTTTACCTAGTGCTGCAAGATATGTAGATGAGGTTATTATGAACCCTACTGCTGCAGCTAACCAAAAACCTTTGTGGCACTCAATGCCTAGTACAAGATGGGCTTTTGGTCTAATGGGTTTCCCTACTGCTTTTAGTAATACTGTATTAAAAAATGCAGCTAGAGAAGTAGCTAAAGATGTTAGAGGTAAAGAGTTTGTAGGAACTCCTCAAGTTTTATCAGGTGTTACTACTATGACAATGATAGCTATGTTTGGTAATACTTTAAGAAGTAAAGGTCAAAATTTAGAAGACCTTGAAAGTGGTGAAAAAGATATAGGAGATGAAGTTTTAGATGCTGCAGTTAGAACAGGTTTATTAGGACCAACTGAACAATTATATAGAACTCAAAAAGGTTTAGAATATGATAATTTTATAAGGTCTGTTACTCAAAGATTTACAGGTCCTGCAGTTGATGACATATTAAGATTATTTGATGACTGGACAGGTCCATTAACTTTTGCAGTTGATGAAGTTCCGGGAATTGCTTTATTAAGAAGTACAAATCCTGAAGCTTATAAAGAAATAAAGTCTGCTGCTAGAGAAGCTGATAAAGTTTTAGGTTTAACTAGAAAAACAAAAACTAAAGAAAAAAAAGAAGAAGTTTTTATACCTTTATATTCAACAGGTGGTTTAGTATCAGGACCAGAAGTTTCTGACACTAAAGAAAACCCAGCAGATAGAGTAGACCCTTTTACAGGAGCACCTTACTCTGACCAAATGGCTAGACTTGGATTAAATAAAGGTGGTATAATAAATAGATTAAGAGATTATCTTGATATGACAGATGTTGATGCAAGAAGAATAGAACAAGAAGCTGCTGAAATGGTTAATCAGTTAGTAGATGAAGGATTAATATCTAAAAACCAAAGACAAAAACTAGGACCAGAAAGTAAAGGTGGTATTAGATATTTACAAGATGGAAAAACTCCTGCTACTAATGATATTATACATCAAATATATGCTTCTAGAGTTGGAGATTCTAAATTTATTAAACGAGGATTACAAAAAACTGCTTTATATGCTAGAGAAAAAATTCAAGCATTTGAAAGACCAGAAGATTCAGCATTAGATGAATTAAATAATCAAATAGGGTTTGCTATATATGAAGAAGCTCAAGGAGACCCAAACAAAATTAATGAATTAATAAGACAAAAAGCTATAGAAAAATATAAGGTAAATTAATTATGAACATAGAACAATGCAAAGCTGAAATAAAAAGACACGAAGGTGAAGTGTTAGAAATATACATGGATAGTTTAGGTTATAAAACTCTTGGTGTTGGACATCTATGCCAACCAGAAGACCCTGAGTATTCTTGGGAAGTTGGTACTGCTGTTTCTCAAGAAGTAGTAGATATGTATTATGATAATGATTTTAATAAACATTTATTAGAAGCTATACATGTAGTAGGTGAGGAAGATTTTAAAAACTTACCAGAACCTATACAACGAGTCATAGTTAATATGTGTTTTAATTTAGGTGGTACAAGATTATCTAAATTTAAAAATATGTTAGCAGCTTGTAGGAAACATGATTGGAATGAGATGGCTAGACAAATGGAAGACAGTCGTTGGTTTGGTCAAGTGGGTAGACGTAGTAAAGAACTACAAGATTTAGTATTACAGCAAAATGATTCTGTATACTGAAAAGCAATTAGAAAATGCTTACCATTCTTATAGGGTAACACAAGTCAAACAAGACATGGCTTTTGTAACACTACAAGATTTTAGAATCATGTTTGAACAAATATTAGAAATATTATATAAGGATATATTATGAAAAATTTATTAAAAAACGTAGTAGGTGCTGTAGCTCCAACACTAGGTACTGCTTTAGGTGGTCCTATGGGTGGTATGGCTGCTAATATGATAGCAGAAGTTTTAGGTGTGCCTAACAATCCTAAAGCAATAGAGAAGGGTATAGCAGAAGCTACACCAGAACAAATGCTAGAACTTAAAAAAGCTGAACAAGCTTTTGAAGTACAGATGAAAGAGCTTGATGTGGATGTATACAAGTTAGAAGTAGCTGACACTCAAGATGCTAGAAGTAAGTTTTCAAAAGACTGGACAGCTAGAATTATGGGTGTAGCCACAGTAGGTGGATTCTTAGCTTATATATTCTTAGTAACACTACAACCACCAGAGCAAAATAGTGAGGCTCTAATAAACCTAGTGTTAGGTTATCTTGGTGGTTTAGCAAGTGCTGTTATTAGTTTTTACTTTGGAGCTTCTAATAAGCAAGACTGATGGAGTCGGCAGTATCACTAATAACTGAGTTAGGTTTTCCTATTGCAGCAGCTTTAGGACTAGGTGTTTTTGTTTGGAAACTTATCAATAGAATTATTGATGGTATGGAAACTAAACTAGATACCTTAGATGATAAAGTGCAGACTGCATTAGACACTATGGAAGAAAGGGTGTCAACTAAACTTGATAGTCAATATGGTATTATTGTAAGTTTAATTGATAGAGTAAGAGCAATGGACAATCAAAGTATTAGACAAGATGTATTGTTAAAGACTTTGTTAGGTGTCCCAAATTTAATTGATATAGAAAAGATAGCAAAGGCAGAAAGAGATGACCAAAGAAAGGATTGAAATGGCAACATTAGTAAGTATATTTTTATTAGCACTATTTGCAGTAACAGATATAAAAGCTGATGAAATGGTACATCAATTTAAGAATCCCAGTTTTAGTGGGATAGGTACTTCTGCACATTGGCTTACCATAGAAAACCAAGAGTTCTCAAGAAAGATGACTATCAAAGAAGAATTAAAAGCTATCCAAGAACAAATAGAAAGAGATAAAGAGAACACTACATTAGCAAGGTTTATAAGAAACCTAGAGTCTAGAATATATGCACAACTATCAAGACAGCTAGTAGAAAATTTATTTGGTGAGACTCCAAGTACAAATGGGATATTAGAATTAGAAGGTAATACTATTGAGTATAGTATTGAAGATGGAATTATAACATTAAGGATTGTAGATAGTGACGGGAATGAAACAATTATTGAGTTGCCTATTGGCGATTTCAGCTTTTAGTGGTTGTGCAGTATTAAGTAAAAATACAGATTTAGTTTTAACACAAAATATAGAACCTGCTAACGTATTAGAGTTACAATCTCAAGAGTTAGCTGATTTACCTCCTGCAAAAATTAAACCAATTATAGCAGTATATGCTAACAGTTTTCAAGACTTAACAGGGCAAAGAAAGAGTAACAGTAGCTTTGCTTTATTTAGTACAGCAGTTACCCAAGCTCCAGAAGCATTGCTTATCAGAGCTTTAAAACATGCTGCTAATGGTGAATTTTTTAGAGTTGTCGAAAGGGTAGGGTTAGATAATCTTACCAAAGAAAGACAACTAATCCGGTCAACCAGAGAAAGTTTTGACGAAGATTTAAAACTACAACCTTTACTATTTGCTGGTCTTATAGTACAAGGTGGAGTTATAAGTTATGACACAAACATTCAATCTGGTGGTCTTGGTGCTCGTTATCTAGGAATAGGTAACACTAAGCAGTACCGAGAAGACGTAGTAACTATATCATTGCGATTAGTTTCTGTGTCAACAGGTGAGATATTATTAGAGACTACGGTGTCTAAAAATATTTTATCTACAAGTGTATCTCAAGATGTCTTCCGGTTTATTGAAGCTGGTACTGAACTAGTAGAAATAGAAGGAGGCATCGCTGAGAACGAGGTTGGCTCTATTGCTTTGCAAAAGGCAGTAGAGACAGCAGTTTTTAATTTAATAGAAATAGGAATAGAAAGAGGGTATTGGGAATATGAATACATTAAAATTGATGACCCTTGTGCTGATGTCGAGTGCATCATTGTACGGGGCTGACAACGAAATATATATTGACCAATCAGGTGATAGTGCTAATATAGATTTAGAGCAACTTGGTTCAAGCAACATTATAGGTGGGCTGGAATCTAGTGCTGGAAGTCTTAATCCATTAGATTTGGATGGTTCTTCTTTGACTCTTGACATCAATCAAATAGGTGACAGTAATACATTTCTTGGTGATATACTAGGAGATAATATTGTTGGTTACTTTAACTTTGATGGCAACTCAAATGCATTTACTATTCAGGTTGACCCTACTGATACCTATGGTGCTGATGGTTCTAACTTAAATGTACAAGCTACTGGTGACAGTAACACATTTGAACTAAATCTAGCTACAAGTGCTTTAGCAAGTAACACAGATTTAGATTGGATTATCAACGGAAGTAGTAATACATTAACATTTGATATAGATGTTGATGGTGCTATTTCTTATGTAGACATAGATGGAGATAGTAATACTGTAGATTATGATGGTGATGGATATGCTGATGGTTATTTTTACTTAGACCAAACAGGAGATTCAAGAACCTTTAATATACAACAAAAGAGTACATTAGCAAGTGATTGGCTCAAGATTATTTCAAATGGTGATTCTGGTACTGTGTGTGTTATCCAAGATGACGGTGGCACAGCAGTCGGATGCTAGTATTGGAAGCGTAACAGAACTCAAAGGCATAGGCAGGATTGTAAGGGATGTACCTTATGATGCTGCCTTATCTTTTGATATTGAAAGTTATGATAATGTTGAGACTACTAATGGTAGGATTGGTATAACATTTCTTAATGATACTAGGGTTAGATTAACAGAACATTCCCAGTTACTCATAGATGAGTTTATCTATGACCCTGACCCATCAAAGTCTAAGATGGCTTTGCAATTTGCAAGTGGGACAGCAAGATTTATTACTGGTAAATTAAATACTATTAATAAAGAGAACATTGCTATTAGTACTCCTAGTGCAAACGTATCAATTCGTGGTACAGATTTTACAGTAACAGTAAATGAACTTGGTGAAAGTTTAATTATACTATTACCAAAAGATGATGGTACTCCAAGTGGTGAGATAGTTGTTGCTACTGCAATAGGTGAGGTTATACTTAATCAACCCTATCAAGCTACTACAGTTTCTATGTTTGAAACTGAACCTACTAAGCCTGTAATATTAGATATAACATTACAGTTAATAGATAATATGTTGATTGTTAATCCACCAAAGGAGGATATAAATGTTAGTGAGGAGAGTGTGTCAAGTGGTAGTAATAACTTACTTGATGTTGATTATCTGGGGTTCGATGACCTTGATATAGACTATCTAGCTAATGATGATTTAGAATTTACAGAGCTAGATATAAATTACCTTGACGTAAATTTTTTAGAGGACTTGCTTGACATTATACAAGATGTCAATGAGCTTGACCAGACTGAAACTTTACTTCAAGCTGATTTAGATTTAAAAGGTACAACATTAGGGTTTGACCCTGATACGCAGATAAATACTTTTACTACAGATAATACTATAACTTTTGTTAGAGCATTAGAAAATACAGTAAGAGTAGATTTAGATAAGAGTAATGCTTATACTGTTATCTTAATACAAAATGGTAAGAGCACACAGATTATAGTAAATGGTGGTAGCTCGTCAACCATAACAATAAAACAAAATGATTAGATTATTATTACTAGGATTATTATGTAGTCCATTATATGCAGAGTTAGATTTAACTTTACCACCTATTCCAGATGAAGAGATTATAGAGTTAGAAAAAAAGTTTAGAGATAACTTTAATTTTATAGAAATAAAAGAACCTCCAACGAGAAAGCAAAGAATTATTTATTGGACACTAAATGGTTTAGATGTTTACACAACTTATGAAGGATTAAAAAATCCTAACATATCAGAAGCTAATCGTATATTAGGTAAAAGACCATCATTAGAAGAATTAGTAGTTCATAAAATTATATTTGCTGGATTGATTGGAGAAAATTTAAATACTTATAGCTATACTCTTATGAATACAGCTTTAGGTATAGCAGTAGTAAGAAATATTTACATAACTAATACTACTTCTTCTTGTACTATAAACTTCTATGCTGATGGCTCAAGAGTCCCTTGCTAATGAAATACGCAAGTTTACTACTAGGATTACTAACATTACCTTTATTATTTAATTTTGCACCATTAGAAGTATTAAGACTAAAAACTTTTGATGCTTTAGTACAAACACCAGAGCCTTCAGGTCATTTTACTATTTTAAATATTACAGAGGAAGATGTACAACTCAAAGGTGGTTATCCTTTTCCTCGTCAAGACTTAGCAAGTATTCATATTGACTTACTCAACAAAGGTGCACTAGGTGTTGGTTGGGTAATATTATTTCCACAAGATGATAGGTTTGGTGGTGATAAAATATTTGCAGATGTATTAAGCTATGCATCAAGTGTACTAGCTATGCCAGAGTTTGACAATGGTATGTACCCAGAAACTCATGGTACTGTTATTCTTGGACCAGACGTAGACTTACCAAAGGCAAAAGGATTTTTACAGAATATAAAACCTTTAAGTGAATCAGCTACGCAAGGTGCTGTATCTGCTCCAGTAGATGTAGATAATCTTGTAAGAAGATTACCATTACTACAGCAAACACCTGATGGTTGGGTTGCTGCTTTTGGTACAGAAGTATTAAAGACTCTAGCCGGTGCTACCACTTATCAGATAAAGACCAACGAGAATGGTATAGAGATGATAAGAGCTAGAGGTCTACCACCTATTAGTACAGATAGTTTAGGTAGGAAGTGGATTAGTTGGGTAGATACAAAACAAACAACATTGGAAGAGATGGATGTCGAAGGTACATTTGTTTTTGTTGGGGTGACTGCTGCCGGTGTAATGCCACAGTTAGCTACACCAAAGGGACTATTAGAACCTCACAAGATACAAGCAGCTTTAGCTGAAAGTATTTTAATAGACTCTCCTCAGATTCCAGATTATAGATTATTTATAGAACTTATTTTATTATGCATTTCAGGATTTTTAATCGTCTTCGTGATAAATCATTTTGGTATTACTATGGGTGCATCATTGGCAAGTACGCTGATACTGTCGATGGGTGGACTCGGTTACTATTTAATATCACGAGGCTTTTTAGTTGATGTCACATGGAGTATGACATGTATGACACTTTTGTCATTACAACAATTCTATCTAAGATTCAGAGAGCAATACAAACTAAGACAACAAATCAAGAAACAGTTTGAACATTACCTAGACCCAAGGCAAGTAAAACAATTACAAGATAATCCTGAACTGTTAAAGTTAGGTGGTGAGAGAAAGTATTGTACCATGCTGTTTACTGATGTCAGAGGCTTCACAAACTTATCAGAACAATTAGAACCAGAACAGGTGACAGAGTTAATGAACAAGACATTAACCATACAAGCTAATGCAGTTAAGAAGTACGGTGGTATGGTTGATAAATATATAGGTGATGCAATGATGGCAATCTTTAACGCACCTATAGATGTTGATATGCACGAAGATAGAGCAATCCTTACAGCTATAGAAATAAAAGAAAAGATGCAAGAGGCAGACTTAGGTATTGAAATTGGTATAGGAATCAATTCGGGTATCGTGATGCTAGGTAACTGTGGTTCAGAAGATAGGTTTGATTATACTGCTATAGGTGCAGATGTAAATCTTGCAGCTCGATGTGAGAGTAGTTGTAAGGCTGTAGGAGAAGACATAGTTATAGCTAAGAATACTGCACAACAAACAGACATACCTCTAATTAAACTAGACCCTATAGCAATGAAAGGGATAGCAGAGCCAGTAGAAATATATACTACAATAGACTTGACAAAACATAAATAAGACTCTATAATATAAGTAAGAGTGTGCGAATGGTCGGCACTCAATAACTTGCTTTATTAAGGAGTTAATATGACACATTTAAAAGCATTTGGACAATTCAGTCCGTTCTCAGTTGGGTTTGATGAAATCTTTGATACACTTCAAAGAGCATCAATACCTCAAACAAACTATCCACCTTATAACATAGTTAAATCAGGTGAGACATATCGAATCGAAATAGCAATGGCAGGATTTAAAGTCGAAGACATTGATGTTGAGGTTAAAGATAAAACACTTACTGTATCTGCTGTACAAACAGATGAGAAGAAAGGAGTAGAATATATCCATAAGGGTATATCTGAAAAAGACTTCACTAAAACATTTGCTCTAGCAGAGTATGTTGAAGTAAAAGATGCAGTAGTTGTTGATGGTATCTTGGTGATTGAACTGGAAAAGAACATTCCAGAGGAAGAAAAGCCTAAAAAGATACGTATATCTAGCTAATTATAGCTAAATCCTCTCAGAGGCACGGAGAAGCTCTGTATTAAAATATCAGTCTTACGATACCTATCGCATTAGGTACTATCAGATAATGCAATACAGAGCATCTGGTGAGGTCAATTTTCTCTAATCTGTCATAATTCGAGCATTTAGGTTAGCTTCGATGTAATTATGTATCTCATCGAGCTTTCTTGTACCTTCACGCACCACAGTTTGTAATGTTGCATACTCTTCTGGACTAAAATAAGGTTTTAATTCTTTAATATCTGTAGAAACTCTCTCAGTAATTAACTTACCAGTTCTACTATATAATACTTTATATCCTAACAGAGTTGCTTCTTTCTGTTTCATTAGTTTATACCTTCCTCTATAAATTTACTTATTAACTTAATATCTTGGTCACTTAACATTCCAGCTTGTGCCCACATAGTTGATGACATAGCACCAATTTGTTCTCTATTTTTATATGCATATAATCTTTGACTTATATAATCAGATGTTTGCCCTGCAAGTTTAGGGAATGCACCCATACCTTGACCGTCTTGACCATGACAAGCAGCACATCCTGACCATAAGCCTCTTATAGAACTAAACTCATCTGCCTTTGCTATTTCTTTTTTTCTTTGTTCTATTTCTACAGATGTTCCATGTTCTTCGACATATTTAATATAACAATCACCTGAACAACTATGAGCACTTGAATAACCTTTATACTCTAAGTTGTCATATGTAAGAACTAATATACCAAAAAGAAACCCAAAGATTCCTATTACATAACCAAACATATCATTCATTCTTCAAATCCTGCAAATGTTATGTTATCTTGTCTACCTCTAAGTCCAGCTTTCATGTAAGTAGTAGCACGTCCTTCAAAAAAGTTTTGATGTTCGACACCAGTTACTTCATCCAACCAACCTAAAGGATTCTCTCTTTGGTCATAATTAGTTTTCAAACCAAGTTGTAGTAATCTTCTATCAGCTATGTATCTATTGTAAGCGTACATATCTTTTTTAGTTAGTCCTTGTATGTCACCCATCTCAAATACTAAATCTAAAAACTTATCTTCTAATGTTACCATCTCTCTACAGATGTCATAAAGTTCTTTCTTAAAATCATCTGTCCATATATCTACGTTCTCTTTTATAAACTCTCTAAATAGTTTAGTCATAGCTTCAACGTGCATAGACTCATCACGAATAGAATAAGTAACTATCTGTCCCATGCCTTTCATTCTACCGAACCTTGGAAAGTTTAATAGGATTGCAAAGCTACTGAAGAGTTGTAGTCCTTCTGTAAAAGCAGAATAAACAGCAAGAGTCTTTGCTATAGTTTCTCTTTTAGCTTTACTAGGTTTAAAGTTACCAACGTAGTCATGCTTGTCTGCCATCTCTTCGTAGTCAGCAAATGCTTTATATTCTAATTCAGGCATACCAACAGTATCAAGTAGTAAACTGTAAGCATGTTGATGGATTGATTCCATGTTAGCAAAAGAAGACATCATCATTCTTGCTTCCGGTTTTTTAAAGATAGGCATATACTTATCTATATAACCACTAGCCACATCAACATCCGATTGAGTAAACAATCTAAATATCTGTGTTAATAAATTCTTTTCTGTGTCTGTAAGTTCTTGCCAGTCTTTTACATCTGTATGTAAAGGCACAGACTCTGGCATCCAATGCATTTGATTCTGTAATACATAGTAATCAAACATCCATGGATATTCAAACGGTTTATAATAATCTCTATTGCCCAACAAACTCATATTTATTCTCCTCTAATAATTTTAAATTTTCTGTTGCCTCTGCGTAATCTTCAAATAATTTATCAACTGTATCTACTAAATCAGGATGGTCAGCTACACCTACTCCTTCTCTAAAATACATTTGAATATTACACAAAGCTTCTGATTGTCTTGCTTTATATCTATCATACAAAGCATTATATAATTTTTCTTTTATCATAATTACTCCTTTGGTAAATAAACTTCTACAAAAGAACCACACTTAGGACAAGAAAGATTACTAACAATACTGTAGTCTTCATTCTCATCTTCTATGTCGTGGTCTCCACCCCATATTAATTTTGTATTACAATGATAACAATTCATAATTACCCCTCACAGGCTATACAGTCCACCTCATCTAAACGAATCCTTGGAACTTTAATGTTAACATTCTCTACGTTTCTTGCTGCATTAGACCTAAAGTAATACAGCGATTTTAATTTATTCATACCATACCAATGTACATCATTGACATACTGCATGTAATCATCATGTATGTCTTGGTCTTCTGTTGCTTTTGGTAAAGTAAAAAATAGATTAACTGATTGTGCTTGACAGATAAACTCTTGTCTTTTGTAAGCATGTTCAACTACCCATATCTGATTTATCTCATTAGCAGTTTTAAATACTTCCTTCTCATCATCTGTTAGTATACTCAAATCCTCTACTGACCCATCATTACCTGATATATCTTTCAGAGTCTGTTCTAACTCTTGTCCTTTTAAACCTTTTGATTTTAAAAGTTTAACTAAGAACTTGTTCTTGA